TCGTTTGTTGGATCTGCATAGCGTTGACTAAACTCTTGGAATCTAAATGAAGCGTGACGTAGTAATTGACGTGCAATATCGCGGGTGGTATTTACTTCTAAACACACATTAACCATTTCAAGTGGTGACCAATGTTTATGTTTAATTAGGTAGTTGATAAGTTTTTCTGAAGTTTCTGTATTAAACTGATTTGAAGGATTACTTACTCTAGCACAAAATGCTATAAGTTCTTGTGCATCAGTAATTCCTAACTCAGCAAATTCTTCAGTAGGTTGAGAATATGATACTAATTTAATGTTCATAATTTACTTTTTTTTAAAAATTTATTGGTTAGTTTTTCAACGTCTTTTTTAATTTTGATTGCATCAATTTTAAAATCAACATCATCAATTCGGTCTTCATAATCAACAAGTAATTCAGATAAACTTTCTTGAAAATTATTCCATCCTTCTTTTTTTATTTTTGCTGTTAATTTTATTTCCCATGATTTACTATCTTTAAAATTAACAACTACTGATTGTAAATACAGAAAAGGTATCACGTTAAATGATACCTCGTCTAATACATCAGGCCAAACTGCAATCACATCATTAGGAAGTGATTTCTTTTGACTTAGCAATGGTTGCCTTTTTAGCAGGAGCAGGAGCAGGAGCAGTAGTTACACTTACTTCAACTTCAGATTCAACTTTAGCTTTTTTAGCAGTTGGAATTAAATCTTCAGCTTGTCTGCGTAACGATGCAGCTTCTTTAGATAAGCGATCTGCTTCTGAACGATACTTTTTAGCCTGTTCTTCGGGAGTTAACAGGGTAGTAAGTTCTTCTACAACTGGTTTTATTTCTACTGTTGCATCAACTTGCTTAGATTCTAATGACGATTTAATTGATAAATCGTCAACTGGAACACCGCGTTGTTCTGCAATAGTTTGATTAAGTTCAGATAACAAAATTGCATATGAATTGTTTGGTAACATTTCAATTTGATCAGTTGATGCTTTAACTAACCGTCCTTGAGTATGTAATGCTGCTAGCATAATGCTACCATCCGGAAAGCTTGAACGAGCCATAACTTCTGCAAATTCATTTGCAGTTTGCCCTGTGCTACTTTCAACTAGATTAATTATCGCATCGTGATAACTGTCTGGTAAATTTTCAGTAGGAGCAATTAAGCAATTATATGCATCTCCGGGCAATGTGCGATAAACAACAATGCATTTTTTACCCGTTGCTTTTACTCTGCCAACGTGTTTTAAGTCTGCCATTATTGCGTACCGGCAGTTTCAGCTTGTTTAGTAACAGCAACTAAGAAGTTGTCCAATTTTGTGTAAGTTTGGCCAACTGCAACCATTTCATTTGGTTTAAAAGCACCACGTGAACTTGCAATATCAATAATAGTTTTTAACGCATTTAAGTCGTTAATTGTAAGATCATTAGTTGCTTGTTCTTGAGTTGCTTCTGTTTCTGCTGTGTTTTCTGTTGTTTGTTCTACGTTTTCTGTCATGTTTTTTCCTCTGTGGTTAATATAGTTAATTATCTTGAGTTTAAATCTGGACATGCAATTGTGAAAAAGCTAAGTTCCTTTTCTGACTCAAAACCAATTGTAATGTTATAGATTATAGAATTAGACGAATCTAATGAAATTCCTTTATCTATGTAGTATCGATTATTTAAATTTTTTGTAATCCAAGTATCAATAGATCTGATTAATTCTGGATTAAATCTATTAATAGTAAAGTATTTAAAATGCGGGCAGGCAAAGCCTACCCTACGCATATTAAAGTAATTTAATGGATTTGGTTTTCCATTTTTTAACGCCATTACGCAGCTTCCTTAGCAAATTCGTAGTAAGCAAACTCACCCCATGGAGGAACAATTTTGTCATTACCATGAATAATAAACACTGTGTCGCAATACCCTTCGTCACCCCAACTACCAAATGGATAACCGTCTGTAAACATAATAAACTTTTTAGGTTGAATATCATGTTCTTTCATGTAATCCCAGTTTGCATCAAACTCTGTACCACCACCGCCTTTTGGCTGATATTCATCAAACTCTGTAATAGTATAAGCGTTATAATCAGCTTCGTTATACACTTGCGTATCAAAGCACCATAGTTTAATGTTAAAATCTTGATACTCTTGCATAATACCTTTGATCTCACTTAAAAAATCTCTAGCTTGATCATCGCCAATTGAGCCAGACATATCAATTGCAACGCAAATATCAATTGTTTCGTCATAGTTAGTACCTGGCAAAATAGCGTTCATGTGCCAACCTTTTCTGTTAGGCCGCATAAAAGAAAAGTCATTTTTAATAGTACTTTGAATTTGCTGACGTAAAATTTCACGCCAGTTCATTTTAGGTTCAGTAAGCTCTTTAATCATACGTGAAACACTAGCTGGCGTATTGCCGGCACCTGCAGCTTGTGCAGCAGCCATAGTAGCCTCACGTATCTCATCACGAATCTTTTTTAGTTCGTCTTTAGTATACTGAGGACGACCGCTACCGTTAGGATTACTTTCCCAATCAATGTGTTCATCAAGCATTTGACCTAATTTGCTAAGTGAATCTTCATCAAACTCATCCATTAGTTTGTCATAAATTTCTTCAGAACCCATACCGTAATAATCTGGATTATGAAAGATTTTAATAGCAGGAGGTGGTTCGCCAATTTTATCACGAACCATTTGACCATTAACATTATAGTCACATGCAATGTTAAAGATTTTAGGATTACGACCATCTCTACGTGACATATGATCAAACACGTTATGGAGAATCTCATGGCCAATAACAAATTCAATTTGTTTTACAGTTAATGGTTCAAAAAAATCACGATTATAAAAAATAGAACGGCCGTCAGTTGCTGCAGTTGGACACCAATCTGATCCGTCTACAATTTTTAAACGTGTAGCCATATTACCAAAAAATGGATGGCGTAACAATAATCCTACGCGAGCTACAATAATTTTATCAACAATTGAATCTAGAGCCATAAATAAATCCTTAAAAAGTTATAATAAGTGTAAAGTATAACACCGCCTTGCGGCGGTGTCAACTGTTTTGATATTACTGACCGCTTGCTGCGTTAATATATTTGCCATACTTACGATGGAAATCGTCAAAACATTCAATTTCATCTGGCTCTAATGGTAACTTGTATTGGCATAATGCAAGTTTAGTACCCATAATTGCAATCTCTGTTTCAAAATTGTTCATCATAAATAAGAAGTAGTTGTTAACTTGATCATTCCAGTTAGGCACTTTTTTACTAGCAGCCTCTTTTAACTCGTAGCATAAGCTAATAGTTAATGAGTACATTGCCGAAATCTCTTTAGTTTCACATTTTGTAATTTTACCGTCAAGTACTGCGCGTGGATCAGGCAATTTACTTGCAAACTGTCTATGTGCCATAAACTTAATACCAAGTCCTTCACCAATTGAACCTGCAACTAAGTCAGCTAATGTGTCAGCGTCAACATCGTTGTCTTCAATTAATTCACTTACAAAGCTCCATGAGCGCGGAGTAGCAAATGCACGTGAACTTGATTTAGTATCAAATGTATATAAGTCCTGTTTGCTTGCTGTTAAGAAGCCAACTACATCTGGATGAATGTTGTTTTCTGTAGCCCAGTCAAAGTAATCATCCCAGTCAACAGCCATTTCTAAATGCACAAATCTGTTAGCAAGTGGAGCTGGCATGCGATAAGTAACACCTTTGTCTGTTTCTCTGTTACCAGCAGCAACAATAACAACATTTTCTGGCAACTCGTATTGTCCTACACGACGGTTCAAAATAAGCTGATAAGCAGCAGCTTGAACACTAGGTGCAGCAGAATTCATTTCGTCTAAAAACAAAATGATGCTTTTGTGTTTAGCGGCAAATGCTTGACTAGGAAGTTCTGACGGTGGAGCCCATACCATTGTTTGATCTACTGAATCAAAGTATGGAATACCTTTAATGTCTGTTGGCTCCCATAAACTTAAACGAACGTCAATTACATGTGCGCTTAACTCACCACCTAATTGCTTAATAATATCTGATTTACCAATGCCTGGAGGACCCCAAATAAAGATTGGACGTTTGCTGCTAAATGCTTTACGTAATGCTTTTTTAGCTTGTTTAGGACCGACTGTACGTGAAGTGATTTCGTTGCTCATAGTGTAAATTCCTCATAGTGAGTTAAAAAGAAAGTTAAGTATAATAAGTAAGCATGTTGTGTTGCTGCTGCGTTGCTAACTAACTATGCTGCATATTATACAGTATTTTTAATAGATGTCAAATATTTTTTATAAGTTGTTTTGCCGTTCTTTCATTGCTTTAGATAACCCGTATCTGCGTATGTCATCTGAGAAAAAGTAAAGTTCAACACATTTACGTTCGTTAAATACTATTATACTTTTATATGTTAAGTAATATGGGCAATCCATATACCGTTCTAAAAAAATAATTGTTTGCGGACTGAGTTCTATAGTATCTGTAAATGGAATTTCGTATGATTTGAGTTCTAATGTTTTAGTTAAGAAATCAAATCCATCATCACTTAACCGTAATGCAGTAGGCTTGTTTAGTCGCACTGATTTCCACCATTTACGTGAAAACAATTTTACGTTAGTGTCATCAGAGCATTTACCCCACTGTTCTAAAAATATTTTTGTTAATGCAGTTTGCGTAATCATCGTACTATAACCCCGTTAAGTAGCTTTAAAACTGCAAAGTTGCTGCATTTAAACATAATGTTTAGCTTTTTAGCTAAGTTATGTGCATGGCCTTCATTTGAGAAGCTGGTCTTTTTATACTTATAACTTAAATTACTAGAAACACTTTTTAAATTAATTGGTTCATTGCGATAGTATACAGCCCATATGGCATCAGCTTCTAAAATTTGTTCTGTTTGATTTGTAGATGGATTAGTGTATTCTAAAAGTACACGCGGTTTAGGTCTCGACATGAGGTCCTCCTATTAACTACGTATATTTAGCCTATATTTCTTCACCAAATCCGCCACCGTCAAGTTGTACTGAGACAACTTCAGTGTCGTTGTTTTGTTTTAAAGATGCTAATAACTCGCCGTAGTCACGATTGACTTGATCTAACAGTTCTGTTAGTGCTAAATTAAGTAATCTAGCCTGTTGCACGGGAATTTTTACTTCTTTTTGCTGAGAAAGCTCAGTTGCACGTAACAACTGAGCAAATTGTGATATTGGTGTAGTGTTAATCTGATTTCGCATTTGCTAGTACCATTTTCATTTCAATTTCCGTTTTAAACGGTCCTTTGTGATCGTTTCGTTCTATAGTAATTACCTTAGGACAGAAGCTTTTAACCCACCCTTTTTCAAATTTAATAATGTAATATCCAGCGCAATATAAACTTTTACTTTGATCACTTTTGGTAAATAGTGGTAATTTGCGTCTAACGTCGTAAATAGCGTTATACGGTTTACAACTTGTTGGATATCCATAGCATTCGTTAGTTTCAATAGCTGAAACTTTTATATTGTTATTAGATAAGAAGAAATTAGGACCAAATTCTTTAGTAAGTTCCTCTTTTTTATTAAACAGTACCTCGTTGTTATTACTACTTAGTACATATTTGTTGTTTTCTTTTTTACGAAGAGTAGCAATTTTTAAACCGTCTTGTTCAACAATCCAAAATTTACCATCTACTATTGGTTTTGCACGTAATTCAATTTCTACCATTGATCTACACCAGATATCTCAACAGTTTGTGTAGTAGCAATGCCATTTACTACATATGGGAATGAAATATTTAATATGTCTCCAATACTCCCGGATTGATATTCTACTTCAATTTTATTTACTTCGGGAAATTTTTCTAAAACTGCTAAAATTTCAATTAACTCGTCTTTACGTATTGTAATTGTTTTCATGTTATTGTTTTGAATAGTTTGCTTGGAAAGGAATACTGTATTGTTGTATGCTATCAACAATGCGTTTCATATCATATGACTGACAGAACTTCATCATACGCACCCCTACTTGTGAAATCTCTTTAGGTTTAGCGTTTTCCGTAATTGTGTCTTCAATAATCTTACGAATATCCTCCGGTTGTTGTGTTAAATCAATTAGCGTTCTGTTACGTTCGTAATCATCCATTACTCGATGTTCTTTACCATTATGGTCAGTCCATCTTTGCAGTAAAAAGTTGTTCCATGAATACCCTTTAGAGTGTCTGTCTTCAAACGCTTCAGTTAATCCTACTCTTTTTGAAGTGCCCTTTGTTCTAGCACCAGGATATGCTGAAAATACGTTATCACTTGTATCACCGCGGATACATTTTTCAAATAACATCCATTCGGGATCAAATGGTAACTTGTTTTCACCTGTTTTCTTGTCTTTAATAGGTTTGCCTTTTGCATCAAAGTACCCTTCGTGTGTAATATGATGATCTGCAACCCCGTTATACTGACTAACCGTTGGACTAATTAGTTGCTGGAAGTCAGTATCGGTACTAAAGATAATATGTTTATCATCTGGGTGCAGTTGAATAAAGCCGGCAATTAAGTCATCTGCTTCTAACCGTGGATGTTGTAATACTGTACAGTTAGTTTTGTCACGTACAAATTCACAGAACTCGTTAAATGCCTCCCAAAATATTTTATCTTCTTCTTGCTCTTTAACAGTCATTGCAGCACGAGTCACTGCACGATTTTTCTTATAAGGTTCGTAAAAGTCTTTACGCCAACTACGACCTTCTAAGCAAAACACAACATGATGCCCGTCAAAATCGTTCCATGTTTTCTTAATTCCGTTAAACATGATATGTAAAGCCATGCCAAGTTTAATATCGTCACTTCCGCCTACAGAATGTCTCGCTCTAGAAAAAAGATTTGCTGTGTCTACTTCAATAAATGCCATATGCCCTCTATTATGATTTGTTAACTTTAAGTATTCCAAAATCTTGATCTGAAATATCGATACCTTCTGCTGCTGCAGCATTGTAACAGATATCTCTATACCAACGACCTACAATTTCATCTTCAGGATCACCATCAAAGCCGTATCCTTCTTGTTTTAATTTTTCAATCCAGTAATCATTCCAATCAATTTCAAAAAAACCATTTCTAACGTTTTCTGGATTAACCCTAAAGCCAATTACATCAACCCACGGTTCGTGTCTTAAGTTTGCTTTTTCTTTGTCTGTTAATGGTGCTTTTTCAATTACCTTTTCTTTAGCTTTAGCTTTAGCTTTAGGTTTAACCTTAGCTTGTTGTTTAGCTTTAATTGCAGCTTGCACCTCTTGCTGATGTTTTAGTTCTGGATTTTCACCACCAAACACTTTTTTTATAAAATTTCCAAACATTATGTTCCCCAGTTGTTACCGAAGAGAGGGAGGTGAAGTCTATCACTGTATCTCAATCCGTGTTGTAGTGCAAGTTCTGCTACTCGTCGATTATTAAGGTTGTATACATCAGTTACACCGCCTACTGGCATTAAGTAAATATCACCTCTAAATCCGTTGTCTTTATATAGCTGCATTACTTCAAGTGCTTCTGTTACATCGTCTTCGGATGCTACTACAAATTTTAAGAATGAACTATGACCTGAAAATTGATATTCTGTTACAATCTCAGGACTTTCTTTC